TAAAAATAATCCTTAGTAGTGACAGTAGTATTTGGATATTTCTTCTTAACAAAGGTTTCAAGTTTAGAGGGATCGATAGGCCAACCATATTTTTTTAAGTGATCATTCAACGCAAAGAAAGTCCAATAATAATCGGTGGATCCGTATAGATCCTGAGATAACTGATCAGGTCTCTCCCCCTCTTTTAATTCATACACTAGGTAAAATGAAGAATTCTCTTTTACCTGATCTACGATATCAACATAAGCAGAGATATTTTTAAACGCATTGTAATCTATCTCGTTTCCGAACTTATATAGTACTGTAGGAAAATTTAAAAAATAACTCATGACCTATCTCCTCTAGAAGCATAAGCGTCTCTTCCATATCTCGATAGAAGATCGTCATAGATTTTCTCTCTATCAGATGCAACATCTTCATACGTAAGTGCTTTGGTTTCGGTGAAGGCCATTGAGATTTGCACCTCGTTAAACTCACCGTTCTTATAGAAGCCCATACTATTTGGATTATAGTTCGCTGTGAATTGGCGAAGATACATTCTTTGAAATTTTAAGCTCGGATTAATTTCGCTTAGATTCTGACTGCCATAATACATATCGATTTGGAAAGTATTTGGGAATCTGTATGCAATAGGAATACCAGTTCCTTCAAGTTCTATAGTTTTAGGATATAAATGCTTTCTAAAAGTATGAACGATCTGTTTGATGGCTTGGGATTCTGCTTCGCTGGTTGGCGTCATCAGGAAGTCAAAAGCAAATTCACGAATATTAACAGATCTAAAGATCATTCTAGTATTCGGATTAGGAGTAGTCCTTAAAGCGCTCTGTACTGCTCCAGATACGTTGTCAGATGAAAACATTGCTGAGGTTCTAGAGGCAAATGCTCTTGCTCCTTCAGCATCTAAGTTACCGCTTAATGCATCCATAAAACTTGATATAGTATTCATGGTGTTCGAAGCTAAAGCCTCGACGACACCAGATCCACTACCAACACCTCTCTCGATACCAGCTCCGAAAGCACCCAAGTCTAAATTCTGGATGTTTACTCCGTCAACGACCTGAACCTGACGAGGCATAAACAAAACAACCTCATCATAGTGACGAACCTCTCGAGTTCCCGAAATAAAACTTCTTCTCTCATCTAAGGTGGGGGTTTGAGTGCCAGACTGAAGATCAGCAGAATTCGTCGCCTCTTGCTCAGACACCCCTACCTTACTACTAATGTCAGGTGGTATCGTTACATAAGGACGAAAACGGATCCTTGCCTTATATTTGTCTTTACTCTGTAAAGGAAATTCCATATTAATCCTACCATAAATAGATTCGATTTAACAATATTTATATGGAAAATATGAAGACTTACAAAGGATTATACCGAATTAAGAATCCATCAAAATATGATGGGGATCCCGAGAATGTGGTTTATCGATCATTATGGGAGAGACAATGCTTTCGATGGTGTGATGATAATCCGAAAGTAAAGAAGTGGTCTTCTGAAGAGACGGTTATTCCCTATTTCTATGATGTTGATAAAAAATACCATCGGTATTTCGTAGATTTAAAGATAACATATCAGGACGGTCAGACTTCGTTAGTAGAGATTAAGCCGGAAAAAGAAACTAACATTCCGCAAAAATCCGGGTCTAGAACTACGAAACGGTATGTAAACGAGGCTATGACTTACGTTAAGAATATGAATAAATGGGAAGCTGCTAATAGCTATGCCAAAGATCGTGGTTGGGATTTCCAAATATGGACCGAAAAGACTTTGCAAGAGATGGGAATTCTTCCTAAACAGAAAAAGATCAAACCGTTGAAGCCGTTGACCAGTAAATCTAAAAAGAAGACATAAATATAAGCATGACGAATTTATTCCAAAAACTAGAAATAGAAGCATTCAGAGCCGGAATCACGCCTAGAACTAAAGAGTCGAGAGACTGGTTCCGAAAAAAAATAAATGAACTACGAGGAACGGATCTTCGTAGAATAAATCGTAACAGCTTAATGAAAGATGAATCTCTTTCCTTATCTGAGCGTCAAGTAATTGGTTCTATGTACATGTTCTTTTATGATCCGAAACATAAGAAGACCCTACCATACTATGACTCTTTCCCACTTGTGATTGTTTTGGATCGGGCCGAAGGGGGATTTTTAGGATTAAATCTTCATTATCTCCCACCGGTTCTAAGAGCTAGATTTTTAGATTCTTTAATGGAAACTACAAACAATAATAAATTTGATGAAACTACTAAATTCAAAATTACGTACGAGAGATTAAAAGCAGCATCTAATCTAAAATATTTTAAACCTTGTATTAAGCATTATCTAACAGACCACGTAAGAAGCAGATTTGCTAAGGTAGATGCTCCTGAATGGGAAATTGCTACATTCCTCCCAACCGCAAGCTGGCAAAAGTCCACTGGAGCTAAAGTGTATACCGCATCAAGGAAGAAGTTAAATGCTTAATATTAACCAGTTCCATAGTGCAATAAGATCAGGAATGGCGAAGACCTCTTTGTATAAAGTGGATCTTCCCTATATCGCTGGTACTGGAATTCTTCCTGGTGGATTAAATCTGATGTGTCGTAGTGCAACCCTCCCAGGTAAACAGATTATGACCGGAGAAAGAACGATCGGTGTGAAGATGGAAAAGGTGGTAAACGGATTTGCAGTAGACGATGTAGCATTAACATTCTATCTTACAAACGATTATGAAGCCAAGAGATATTTCGAAGCCTGGGCAGCTTTATCGTTGGATCCGAATACATATGAGCTGAATTACAAATACGGCCCAGACGGTTACGCAAAGGATGTAATCATAACCCAGTTGAATCAGAGATCTGAACCAATTTATGTCTGTAAATTAAAGGATGCATTTCCCACGACGATTAATCCGATTGAATTTTCGTCAAATGAAGGGAGTGTAGTAGAATTAAACGTACAATTATCTTATAGCGATTGGACAGGAGAGTGGTTATCCCCTTATACGCCTTTCCCATGATTTGAGGAGAATATAAAATGGCTTTGCCAAAGTTGAACGATAAACCGAAATATGAGCTTGTTATACCATCGTCTGGTAAAAAAGTAAAGTACAGACCTTATCTTGTGAAAGAAGAAAAGGTGCTTATGATGGCTTTAGAATCAGGTGATAAAAATACCGCCTTGAATGCAGTAGTTGATACCATCGAAGCATGTATTAATGATCCGATTGATAAAAATGATCTTAGCATATTTGACATTGAATATATGTTTATTATGATCCGATCTAAATCAGTCGGAGAAATTAGTGAAGTCGGAGTGAAATGCCCTAAATGTAACACAGTTAACGAAGTAAGTATTAAACTGGATGACGTGAAATTACCTAGTATACCGAAGGATAAGAGTATTGAGATTAACGATACTATCTCTCTTCAAATGAGATATCCTGGCTATATGGACGTTGCGTCTTTAGAGGATGAAACCCTTAGTGGAACAGAAAAGGTATTCAAGTTAATCGGTAAGTGCATAGAGTCGGTAACGACAGAGGACGAATTTATTCTGATTAAAGATACTCCGGAATCTGAATTGGAGGAATTCATTGAATCTTTATCAAGTGCACAATTCATGAAGATCAAAGACTTTGTAGAGAATATTCCGACTGTTGAGAAAGATGTTACGTTTCATTGTAAATCTTGTAGTGAAAAGAATGATATTAAATTAAAGGGTATAGACGATTTTTTTTGATAGCTCTTTCTCATGACAACTTAGTGAATTATTATAAAACAAATTTTAGATTAATGCAAGAACATAATTATTCGTTATCCGAGATTGAAAATATGATACCATGGGAAAGAGAAGTGTATATATCATTACTAATTGACTATATTGAAAAAGAGACCGAAAGAATCAATAAGAAGATGCAAGGATAGTAGATGGCAACTTTAGCTTCTGTAATAGAGACCTTACGTGATATAAACAAGACCCAGGAAGAGTCCTCGGAAAGAAGATCCGAGGAGTTAAAGAGTACTGTCTCTCAGAGTATTAAAGAACTATCCCAAGCTATTGAGAAATCAAGAGGGTTTAGACTTCCTTCTCTTCCTTCGATAACCAATATCATAACAAACAATCCTATATCCAACGCAATCCGATCTATAAAAGATACTATTACCTCTGCTGTTACCGCTCCGTATCGTCTATTGGCAGGAGCTATATCTACAATAGGGAAAACGTTTACAGGGATATTTGCTAAAGTTGGTTCTCTAGTTATGTCGCCTTTTAATATGCTTAAGAATTTAATATTTCCTGCGGGAGGATCAGACAAAGAATCTATTAAAATCTTAAAGGAAATTAATTTAGGTGTGAAAGAGCTTAATAATAATTTCCAATCATACATCGATATGCTCAAGAATCAAAGCTTAGATGAACTTGAAGCTAGAAGAGAAAGTGCTAGAGATAGAACGGAATCCCCTGATTCCCCAGACCCCCGTAGAAGGCCCGATACGACAGAAACCGTAGAAAATAATAGGTTCTCCTTCCTAGCTCTACCGGGATTCAAACTTCTAGCTGGATTAACAGCTGGTGTTGCTATTGAAGCATTGGGGTTAGATGATTTTGTAAAAGCGTTAATGCTCCCCGATCTATTCAAAGGAATTAGAAATGTATTCGGTAGAATAACCAGATTTTTCAAATCTGTTATCGGTTTATTCTCTAAGATTAAATTACCGGATATCCCAAATGTATTTAAGTCTATCACTGATCTATTCTCTAGAATTAAACTTCCTGATTTACCAAGTCTAAAACTTCCCTCGTTACCCGGATTTAATTTAGGACTTCCCGATTTTAGCAAATATTTAGATCCTCTTAAGTCGTTCTTTACTAGTGTCGGCAAGTTTTTCTCTGGAGCGTTCGATATTTTTAAGCCTTTATTAGCCCCGATAAAAGCTGCATCTAAGATGTTAAAAGCGGTACCAATCGTGGGATGGGTTCTTACCGCATTCGACGGTCTATTTGGGGCTATAAGAGGTTTCACCGAGACAGATGGATCTCTAACAGATAAACTCTGGGGAGCATTCGAAGGCGCCATATTGGGAATCGTTACAGGTGTAACCGATGCTATAGATCTTTTAGCCATTAAGATACCGGCTTGGTTCTTAGAGAAACTGGGGTTCGAGGGCGCAGCAGAAAAGCTAAGAGGATTTTCATTAACTACTTTGGTTGAGAATCTTTGGGCAAGTATTAAGGGCTTGTTCGACAATGGTATAGACGGTCTAACGACCACGCTTAAGAATATCCCAGACTATCTTTATCTTGCAGCTCAGAGACATCTTCGTATTAGCATGCCAGAAATATCTGTAGGATTACCTGAATGGCTAGGTGGCGGTAAGTTTACCCTTATCCCAGCTTTTAGCATTGGGTTTGGCAGCAACGAAGGTGCAGCAGAGGCTCAACAAAACATAGATCGTAGAAATAGCGAACTGATCCAAAGAAGAAGAACTATAGAAGAAGAATCTAGTCGAGTGCTGGAAAGATCTCAGGAAAGATTAAACGTAGCCGAGGATCGTGTGAACGGGGCTAGAATGGCTGCTATCCAGAATAACGTGGACGCAAGACAAACCCAAAACAATGTATCAGTCATGAATCAGGGAGCGTTTCCGCTCCCTGTTGATACTCGTGATCCTGTTCGAGGACCTATTTAATCTTCGTTAGCTAGACTTGCAAAGTATGACATAGTATCGTTGTCACCATTATCGTCACTATTAAACGAGATCTCTTCAGCCGTGACAGTCTCTTGGGTCTTCATTGGCCGTGGTGCCATCTCTTCACCCAATTGATTCTCTTGTTTGATAGTAGGCGCACCTGCTGAAGCCCCTTCCCCGAGAACAGCCATCAAACGAGCTTTAAGCTCATCGTAAGACTTGTAGTTCTTGGGATCGGTAAACTCACTTAGATCGTGCATAGAGTTATAGATCTTTTCCAACTCTTCGTCGTTATCGGAAAGAGCACCCGGACGAGCAAACTCTGATTTGTCATAGTTGCGATATCCTTCGACATCACGAATCTTCAATTTGAAGTTTGCTCCTTCCCAAAGATTAAATGGATCGAGGGCTTCCTCATC